GAAACATGGCGAGATGAGGGTAGAGCGATTAGTTAAAGAGCTAAACGCAACTCGCGCCGCTTTAGAGCAGATGACCGAGGACGCAGTTCGCATGAGGAACTTATTAGAATAATTATGAGCAAGCCATGAGCGCGTACAATGAGACAAACTTTAACAAGATGCTAGAAGCATTTACTGAGCTGAAACTGGAAAGAGATATGGTAGCCAATGCCTGCAATAATTTAGTAAATCACATGGTTACGAAATACAATTATACAGACGAAGATGTGGCGAAAGCTGTTAATGGAGAGCCATTAGAAGAAGTTCTTACTATACAACCATAAAAACAAATAGATTGTAGTAGAGACATTATGTGTCTATTGCTGACAACCAAAGCCGATTAGATATAAGATATGAAAAACAAATGCCACTGCTACGGAGGATTTGATTGCGAGGTCTGCAATCCCGACAAGTATGAGGAGCAACGAAAGAATGAAACGCCTTGGACTGAGCCAGACCAACAATTAAGCGGACGACTAGAACAAGAACTAAACGCATCCAAGGCCGAGGTCGAGGAACTACAGCAACAGACAAGAAACTGCATGGAAATAATCGACGATGACGCAAAAGAGAAATCTGAACTTAAAGCCGAGGTCGAGAGGCTGACGGCAATGGTAATGGAAGCGGCACGACTCGGAGATTCCAGAGCGTCCAACTTCAAAGACAGGGCAGAAAAAGCCGAATCCCTCTTGACTCAAATCCAAGCATTCACAGAAGCACTCAACCCTAAAATCAAATGATGTTCCCTAAACTGATACAAATGGCTTATCGACGAGACAAGTTAGAGGCCGAGGTCGAGAGGCTTCGATCAACCATGCGAGCCTTCATTAACTTCATAGACGAGAACCTTGGCACGACTGCCGACTGGCCTATGGAAGCGGCATTCGATGACGAAGAGACCTGTCAGAGGCATTGCGACCATCTGAATGCCATGAAGCATCTCGTGAAACCAGAAGACATTAACTGATATGTACGGAATCCAAGATAAGATTAACCAAATCCTGCGAGGCGCAGAAACCATTAAGAAAAACTCTATGACCACAAACACACCACGCACAGATGCCGAAAGAAACAAGGCTTTTTGTAATTTAAGAACCGATTATGAAGCCTACGCATACATGGCTAACCATGCCAAAACGCTAGAAAGCGAACTCACCGCATCACAAGCCGAGGTCGATAGGTTAACCGATGCCCTTGCTAGGGTGACTGATTTCCTCGCCATCTCCAACCGATTATGGCGTGAAGAGGACGAGATCCTTCAGAGGTGGAAAGATTTTGGGATCACTAAGAAGCAATAACTTAACCGAGCCGTTGAGATTGCGGAAAAAATCTGGGCTGATTGCTCAAACGGCCATGAGCATACCGAACTCGCCGCACTCAAATCTGAGATAACAGAGTAATCTGTTAAAAAAACGACTACATATTTTTAACACTATGAAAGCCACACTCGAATTTAATCTACCGGACGACCTAGACATGGCAGGCGAAGCAAAGGTCGAAAGGCTCAGGGAGCTTCTGAACCGAGCGATTAAGATTGCAGAAAAACTAGAAAAGGAAGGGCTGTCAGCCAGTCAGCTAATTGATCTGCATTATGAGATTGATGCTGTCAAAGAACTAGCCATCAGAATATGACCCCTCTCAACTTGAGTTGTGCGAGATGGCCTTGTATTATTACGAACATGACGAAATCCGTTCGCAGATTCGCAAACAATTAGACCTACTAAACCATAACCCGAACAATAAACTATCCTAGTTTACTGAAACACCACAAGTTTACTCACCAGTAAAAAGCTACACAACCAATAGAAACATCAACACCGCATTCAATAATAATACAAATGAAGAAGAAAACCAAAACAACCGAATCCGAGTTAAGTCTAGTATTTAGGCAAGGATACTATTGTGCAGTTTCCAACCTAGTTTCAATGCACGGAGGAGGGATTGAGGCAGAGGAAACCCTCCGAGCTTATGGTGCCGTCGATTTCAGCGGGATCGACGAATATGACAAGAAAATTCTTGCTACATTAGCCCAAGAGATCATGCGTAAGTAATCCACCAGAATCACCTGCATGAAGCCAACCACGGATAATCCAGACACCGAGTGCGACCAGTGCATGCAAGTGCTCCCTGTTAATTCCACGCATACATGCCATGGGTGCAGACGCACCCTTTGCCCTGAGTGCGTTTACGAGGATTAATATGCACGCACTAAAAAACCCTAAGCACGAACGATACGCACGCTTGCTATCGCAGGGGCTAACCCAGAAAGAAGCATTCATTAAATGCTATCCCGACCAAAACCCTGAGTACGTCAAACCTAATGCCTCGCGCCTTGCTAATCAGCTCGACGTGATGGCTCGCGTAGCCGAGATCAAGGAGATGGTTGACTCCCAGTATGCAATGCAACTTGGCGAGAAACGTGATCTCCTACGCCGGATGATTGATGGCCTTGTGCCGACCAAGGTAGTTAAGAAAGCCGATGGTAAGATCGAAGCTATCTTTGATCGCCTAGCCGCGCTCCAGATGGACAGCAAGATCGCCGGAGAGTTTGCGCCAGAGCAGATGCAGTTATCAGCAGGCCCAACGCTCAAACTAGAGTTTAATATGGTAGGCCGCAATACGGCTATGACTCCAGCATTGGAAGCCGAATGGGAACGCATCAACCCTGAGACTGTAAAGCTCCTAAACGAGCAAGAAGACCTGACTAGGTTTGAGGAAGCTAAGATCAAGCCAGATCGAACGCCTAGCCTTGACAGCTTGAAAGAGATCATAGATGACATGGAGTTTGCCGACTAATGCTGCACGAATTCAGAAAACCTATGCCAGTGACAACTCCTATGGGAGATGGCATGGCAATCTATGTTTCCGACTCCGGCACGTTTGCAAATGATATCTGGACTGTAGCTCTTAACGACTGCCGCATTAGACACTTCAGAACTGATCAGCTTACGATAGAAAAGAACGCAACTTGGAACCTAATAAAACAAAATGAAAGCCACACTTGAATTCACTCTGCCAGAGGAGCATGACGAACACATGAACGCAGTTAGGGGGGGTGACTGGAGGCTAGCATTCTACAAGCTGCATCAGTACTTATACAGGCTTCACGATAACGGGGCAACTAGCACAACAGAAAAAGACTTATCTGAAGCTAACGAAATCCTAGAGGAACTAAACCTTAGTCTTTGGGATTGACATCGCAAACTGCGATAGCTAATAGTGTAATCACTATGGCTAACTACTTCGTCAAAGGTCAACTCTACACCAACAGCAACTCCGATCTGTACGGAACCGACAAAGGTTCTGTCGTGACTAATAAGCAAGATCCCAACATGAGGATCATGACTTGGCTTTGTACTGCGGTAACAAATACGTTTGCAGTCTTCAAAAGCAAGTCTGGTAGCCCTAACGGAACAGTTCACCGCCTTCGTATCTATCGCGATCAGCTTGGAAAGTTTGTCTTCCCTCGCGGACGCTTTGATGGTGCACCTGTCTTCCGTAGCTAGTCCTACTTGTTTATAGCTTTCTTAGATGGCTTTGCCTGCACCTTTGCGTGCGCGCGACCATAGATAGTTTTGACTTGTATTGACTCCGGCAACTGCTGGACAAAGATCTTTAGGCGCAAAGCAGACTCAGGACTCATGATTTTAACTAGGTGAGAGAATTCCTTTCCTGACGCTGCCAGCTTAATCGCCTCAGTATATGTGTGTTTCTGGAGATCGTCGTATTTGTTAAACATAGTTGCAATGGATTAACAGATTAGCTAACGATTACAACTTATGAATTCATCCATGCCCGACACAGGGTATCGCATCCAGCCGCCGCTAAGTCAGAAGGTCTATCACCAACACGCCGTAAACATTCGTTTGGAGGCAGACAAAGACGAAGAGAAAGGAATCCTGTACGCAGCCCAATACATTTTGCTCAATACGCTGAGGAATCCTGTTAACCTAACTGAGATTGACGTACCAACGGCAGAGGCTGTCGTGCGTCAGTATGTGCAACATCTACTCGACAACAATCAGTTTGAGGCCGGAGCGACGATCCTTTGGGGTAGCGCGGTCTACGACTGGAGGCCGCGATCATCACGCGACACATGGCGATGCCTGTTCGATCACGACCAACTGATGGTCATGGGCGCGGGGGCTATGGGTAAATCATTCGGAGGCGGTGCATGGTTCTACCTAGACTGGTGGAGAGATCCGGCGCACACCTGCATCAAGGTCATCTCGTTGACTAAAGAACACGCCGAGAGAAACATCTTTGCAGCTATCAAGACATTCCATAGGACGGCATTGGTCAGGCCACTGACTGATCAGGCAGACAAGGCGACAAGCATTCAGGTCAATAGCGACAGCAAGAACGGCATTCAGCTTGTGGCAATACCTAAAGGAGAGTCAGGACATGGTACGTTGCGAGGCTATCACCCTTCGCCAAGGAGTGGGCAGGAGCATCATTTGTGGGGAAGACTGAGCCGGACACACGTTGTACTGGATGAGGCCGAGGAAATCCCGTCTGGAGTCTGGGAGGGTATTAACAACATCTTGTCCACATCGGATACCGAGAAGTACGCCGGACATATTAAGATCTTTGGAGCGAGCAACCCGAAGGATAGGACTAGCGCATTTGGTCAGCGGTGTGAGCCAAAGGATGGATGGGGTAGCGTAGATTGCGAGGATGACTTTGAGTGGGATAGTCGTGAGGGCTACAAGGTTTTGCGGCTAGATGCGGCGCGATGCGAGAACGTAATCGAAAAGCGCATTGTTTACGCCGGATTGCAGACATATCAGGGCTTTATGAGCTATATGTCAAGAGGCCGGACAGCAGAGTCGATGACGATGGCTCGCGGATGGTTCCCAGAAGAAGGTCAGGCTATGGGAATCATTGCGCCAAGCATGATGGACAACGCCATCGGCACAGTGCGGTTTATCGGGCCTGTAGTGCCACTAGCGGCCTTTGATTTGGCCTTGGAGGGTAATGACCAAGTAATGTGTTCCTATGGGCGATTTGGGCTTTGTGATGGATGGACACCCATGAGCGGCAAGTTCATTGAGTTCAAGAAACCAAGGACGGTTCTTCAACTTGACAGCCAGATTCCATTCCCAAAGAAGACTACGCTTGAGCAGACGCAGGCGATCATCAACTTCTGCAAGATCATGAAGATTAGCCCGAATTGGCTTTGCGTTGATCGTACAGGCAACGGAGCAGGCATCCACGACTCGCTTTGTTCCCTTTTTGGGAACGAGGTCATGGGCGTAAACTATAGCTGGGCAGCGAGCGAGACACATATCCTTGGAGATGACAGCCAGCGAGCCAACGAGCTTTACAATGGTGTGGTGACTGAGCTTATCTTTGGACTTAGCAAATACCTAGAGTTTGAGTACCTGAAGATCTCGCCATCGTTCAGGAATGAGGAGCTGACGCGACAAGCGACATCGCGCCGATACAAGCAGAAAGGCTTGGGCATGGTGCGTGTCGAGAGCAAGGGAGAATACTGCAAGCGGACAAGGAGCAAGTCGCCGGACGAGCTGGATTCCCTTTCCATGCTAGTCTATCTCATGCGCCAGCGTGGTGGAGCCATAGCTACGATGACTGAGGCCAAGCCTGATCCTAACGCGAACAGGCGTGAGATTCAGTCGCTCGTTGACAATACAGAATTTATAGATTTTAGTCAGGATTAATGAAATTAAAAAACGGAACTATAGACCCTAAAACGGGTAAGATTTTTTGGGCAATCATACACGGAAAAGAATTGTGGCTTTCTAAAGAAAAGTTTTTGGAGAAAAAACAAAACCTGAAAGATCAAACCAAACTCCGAAAAATTATGTTTGTTGATCGTATTCCTCGAAAGGTGGGAGAAATTAATCCTTTGACTGGAAAAGTTTTTTGGAGATACGCCGCAAATTGCAAGGATGGTGAGTGGTGGGTATCTCCTGAAAAATACGAAGATTTAAAACTTCAAAGTTTACAATCAACTAAACGATGGCAAAACAAAAACCCAGAAAGAACAAAAAAAAATCTTGAGGAATGGAAAAGAAAAAATTATTCGTCAGTTCTCTCCAATAACCGCTGCCGAAGATCTCTTCGTAAAGAAGCTATTGACACTAGCCATGATATGGGAATTGAGATATGCCTTACCGAATGCTGTAGAAGACTTAAAAGTTGTTTAGGAAATGACTGGGAAATTGATCATATTGTACCTTTGTCTAAAAACGGAAAACATCACCATACAAATCTTCAAATACTTCCAGCTTATTGGAATCGTCGTAAATACAACAAAAAAGATTTTAGTTTACCTAAATAAAGTTTTATTGCCGTGTGGAGGAATGGTAGACTCATCTGCCTTTGAAGCAGACTTTTCTAGGTTCAAGTCCTAGCGCGGCAGCCAACTCATCAGTTAGGATTACAAGTTGCCAATCTTTCTGCCGATCTCTAACAGAAGCTATGGTTTGCTATAGGTGACATTATTGCCGATAATGTAATCTATAGATGACATAAGCCGGATATATGTAGTGTGAACGCTACACACGCCGAGTGTAGTGTGCTTGCTGAGTTTATCGTTATTGATAATTTGAGCAGTTATAACAAGTTTAGGGAGTTTAGGGAGTTTATCTTTTGAGAATAAACTTTTTACAAATCTTCGTTTACTATTCAAAAGTAATAGAAAGTGCCTATTATCAAGGAGTTGTGTTTTTGGCCTCTATTCATCTTGAGGGAAAGACTGCTATCTTTATTCTTTCAAATAAACGAACGCCAACATATCGAAGATGTTTGCTATCATGCACATTGGCGGATTCAATAGGAATGATGGATGCGTATTCAATAAAAATATACCCTATCGGTATTATTTTTGAGTTATAAGTCATGAATATACCTTTAAGGGTATAAAAATGATCTATATGTCAACTTTGTGATGAGTTTTCGACGGCTGGAAAGCGTTTTTGAGTGAAATCACTCATTATCCTGAGTTAACGGGGGTGATTTGCTTAAATAAGAAACAGGATCAGAGTTAAGGCAGGGAATCAGTAACAGGATTAACTTTAGCGGGGTTTTTTGATTGTTGATAAAAGAGATGTTTTTCAGTATAAAAAACAAGGCTGGCGAGAATGGAGTTCTCAACCAGCCTTTAACCTCAACACATAAAAATCTATGAGTGAAGCTACAAAAAGATTAGAAAAGCTGTCAATGGATGGCAAGAAAAGAAAGGTGGATGGAATCCAGAAAGGGGGATGCTATGAATAGTCTTTCTGATCGTCAGTTGATGCATCGTCAATATCTCCAATCTCCAGCTTGGAAAGCAAGGCGAATGGAGGCATTAGAGTCCTATGGATGTGTTTGTAATAGGTGTGGGAAGTATGGAAATGATGTTCATCACAAAACATACAAAAGGGTAGGGAATGAGCATCTTGAGGATTTAGAGGTTTTGTGCAGGGATTGCCATGAGGCGCATCATGCTATTGAGAGGAGTTTGCGAGGTAGAAAGCAGGGTCATAAAGCCTACCATGTCAAAGCTATGTTTGCCGCTTTATCTGAAGACCAAAAGAAAATGCTTCAGGATACAACGGGAGATGATTTGCATTTTGCCATTGTCTATAAAAGAAGCAAGAAGTGCGATAAAATCAGGAATAAAGCCCTTGAATTGCTTGGTGGGGATCGGTGGTATGGATTGCCAAAGCTAAAAAAAGGGTATCATCAATCACCCAAACATTACAGGCCGTCTATCAGATATTAATTGACGAGATCATGTGTCAACAATATCTTTTTCTCATACCTCTCTCTGGCTGTTAAAGCAGATTGATCACCTGTAGGTCTGGATGTCCCCGAAATCCGTTTCGGGAACATACTCGGACGCTGTTAAGAAGAGGGCCCGTCATGCGGCAAGCGTGGCTGACTCCGCGCTGGCGGATAACGGGGGTTACCCAATCCAGCAATAATTTCGGGCGGGGCATTGAGGGGGTTCTTTACGCCGTGGCAAACGGATCGGAACTAGCGACCTGAACCCCGTCCGACCTTTTGTTGGCATCAACAAAAAGGTCTTGATGGCCTAACCGAGATTCGCATATCTTATCCCCTCACCAAACTGTCGCTTTAACTAGCCGCAGGTTGGGGTTTGGGAAAACCGCTCTCCACTGGCCGATTAGTTGCTGGTGGGGAGTTTTCTTTTTATGAGCATAGTCTAATTTGTTAACGAATTGTTTAGACTATGGGCTAATAATCCCCTTATAGGTTAATTTCACCGCACCAACCTAATCAAATGGAACTACACACACCTAAGACAATCGAACAGATCCCACTTAAGAAGCTGACCCCTTATGCCAGAAATTCTAGGGTACATAGCGAAATTCAAATATCGCAACTTGCATCTTCAATAAAAGAATTCGGCTTCACCAACCCAGTATTGATTGACGATGGCAACGACATCATCGCCGGACACGGCAGGGTACTAGCGGCAACCAAGCTGGGGCTAGACACAGTACCATGCATTAGGTTGAGCCATTTGACAGAACACCAGCGCAGGGCCTATGTAATCTTGGACAACCAATCAAGCCAGACATCATCGTGGAATTTTGATATGCTTTCGGTCGAACTTGATGAGCTTAATGATGCTAAATATGACATTTCGTTGATTGGCTTCAGCACAGCAGAATTGGCAGAAATCATCGGATCTCCCAACGAAATTGACGTAAATAAGGATAAAAAGCTAATTTCTGATAAGAAATCCTGCATTTGTCCCAAGTGCCAGTTTGAGTTTCTGCCATAACTAATACTTGCTTAGGTATTGCAAATAATATACGAAATCCTAATGGCGAAACCGATAATTGGGATGATCCCTCCGAATGGCTGGCATTATATTGATGGCGATGCAAGGCTTGCCGGACACGATTACAACAACCTTCTGAGCGTTGTTGAGAACTATCGTGCCGAGAATCATCTGCCAATCGGTGACGTAGAAGGAGATGTGAATAGTTACATTTGCTCTAACTACCCGCACTTCTGCCACGGAGTTGACATGGTAACAATCACTAGCGTCAACCCATCAGGCGAGTTGCTTAATGACATTCAGACTTGGGCAAAGAATATCCAGAACTCCGGCAAGCCCGTCATGTACGTTACGGACGAATTGGCAGAAGAGAGAGCCAAGACCTGTAGGGGATGCGTGAACAACGTCAACTGGAGAGGCGGATGCTCCTCCTGCATCTCATCTACTGAGAGGCTCTGTGCGAGCGTCAGGCAGGCCCGTGACACCGATTCCAGTGCTGTCCTTGGTGGATGTAACGTGATGCGTCATGACAACCGCACAGCCATTTTCCTTGATAAACAGGAGCTTCAAACAACATCCAATCTGCCAGCCAATTGCTGGCTAAATCTATAATATGGCAAACCTTAAACCGCTACCTCCAAGGATCACCGATGCATTTGCAAACAAGGCTCCACGCATGGTGGACG